CCCACGCAGAGATTTTTTACCGTGGTTTGCTGAGAGGATTCCAGAATGGAAGAGAAAAGATGCCTTGAATGTGACGCTATCTTGACGAGACGCGTAATAGGTCAAAAATACGAATCACACCGAGATTTCATGCGCCGTAAATTCTGCGGGAAGCAGTGCGCCGGGGCATACGTCCACAAGACTACTGGCGACAAAAAAGAGCGTAAAGAGGTCAAGAAAGCCGCAAAAGACGTTGAAAGTTCCGATGTCTCAACTCACCAAACGGCATACGAAATCCTTTCGGCGGCGGCGAACGATATCAATCTCGATTGGCTGACGAGAATCAATGCAGCCAAGGCGTTGATTCCATATCAGGAGAAAAGGAAGGGCGAAAGCGCGGGGATCAAAGAAGATCGGGCGGAAGCGGCGGCGAAGGCGGCAAAAGGCAAGTTTCAGCCTGGTGCTCCTCCGGTTAAGTTGATCAGTATCGCAGGAAGCAAATGAACTGGTCAACGGCATGTCCAGATTGGGAGCGCCGGATCATTGCAGGCGAATCCCTTGTCCCATGTCCACCTCTTTTCCCAGACTACGCCGAATTTGCTCTCTCAATCTTCAAGCAACTGAAAATCTACGATGTCCCTGGCCAGCCGACGATGGGCGAAGCGTGCAGGGAATGGGTATTCGACTTTGTTCGGGCCATATTCGGGGCATACGACCAGGATGCGGGTCGGCGGTTAATAACGGAGTTTCTGCTCCACATCTCGAAGAAGAACACCAAGAGCACCATCGCTGCCGGGCTGATGCTGACAGCGGCAATCATTAATTGGCGCGACGGCGCGGAGTTCCTAATCTTGGCTCCGACAATCGAAGTTGCAGGGAATAGTTATGTCCCGGCACGGTGGATGATTAAACTCGACGACGATCTTTCCACGCTGTTTCATGTCCAGGACCACCTGCGGACGATAACGCACCGGGAAAACGGGACGGTATTGAAGGTCGTTGCCGCAGATAAGGATACCGTATCAGGTAAAAAGGCCACTGGCGTACTGGTTGACGAATTATGGCTGTTTGGTGAGCGGGCAAATGCCGAGAATATGCTCGCAGAGGCCACAGGGGGGCTGGCGTCACGGCCCGAGGGATTCGTCGTTTACTTGACAACGCAATCAGACAAGCCCCCTGCCGGGGTATTCCTGAAAAAACTGGTGTATGGCCGGAATGTCCGCGACGGGCAGGTGCAAGATCAGGCATTCATGCCGATCCTGTACGAGTTTCCCGAACAGATGGTCAAGGACGAGGCATACAGGCTGCCGGAAAACTTCTATATCACGAATCCGAATCTCGGATTATCGGTCGATATCCCGTTCCTTGAGCGAAAAGCCAGGATTGCCGAAGAGGACGGTGAGGAATCATTGCAGGGATTCCGGGCGAAGCATCTCAATGTGCAGGTAGGCACGGTGCTGCGCTCTCAGCGATGGACAGGGGCAGATTATTGGGACGATTGCGATGCCGGGGTAACGCTGGACGATATTATTGAACGATCAGAGGTCATCGTCGCCGGGGTGGATGGTGGCGGGCTTGACGATCTTCTCGGATTCGCTGTCATAGGCCGGGAACAGGAAACCGGAGATTGGCTGTTATGGAACAAGGCATGGTGTGATCCGGTAGCATTGGAGCGGCGAAAATCTGAGGCTCCACGATATCGTGATTTCGCCGGTGATGGAGACCTGTCCATCGTACCGCTGGGGCAAGACGTTGAAGAGTTGTGCGAGATAATCGGCAAACTTGAAGAATCAGGATTGCTCGACCGCGTAGGAGTCGATCCGTTGGGCCTTGGTGGGATTGTGGATGGCATTGTCGAGCTTAGTATTGAGCATGACCGGGTTGTCGGGGTGTCGCAGGGCTACAGACTGTCAGGGGCAATCCAGACAACGGCGAGAAAGGCCGCTGAAGGGACGTTGAAGCACGGCGGGCAATCACTCATGTCATGGTGTGTCGGCAACGCCAGGGTGGAGAAGAAGGGCAACGCCGACATTGTAACGAAACAGGCGAGCGGGACCGGGAAGATTGACCCATTGGTGGCTACATTCTGCGCTGTGGCGCTGATGGCGCTCAACCCTGAAGCGCGGGGTGGAAGATCAATTTACGAGACGCGGGGGATATTGACGATATAGTTTTCTGAATTACGAACACGAATTACAAAAAAGACATCGAATTACATCAAAGGTATTGCAATTTCACATCCGTAATTGTATAATTACCACATAGAAAAGCGTTTGCTTGTGCACAGTAACCTTTTCAATGCAGGTAATTGTTGAAAATCCTTCCTGATCTACTCACATTTACGGGCCTCTTCTGTCTTGGATACGGCCTGTACCTCTTTAAACCGTGGGTTTCGTACACGGTAGTCGGATTTCTGGTCTTAATCGGCGGGACGTTACTCGGTCGGGCTGAATTTCCCAGTGGTGAGCAGCAGTGAGTCTCATCGGACTGATGTCGCGTCCACAGGCGGCGAGTCGGGATATTGAGCGGCTTATCCGGTCTGTGTACGGCGGTGGCTCGACCTCGACAGGCATTGCAGTCAATTCTGAAAACGCCATGAGGGTCGGGGCGGTTTACGCATGTGTCCTCGTCCTCTCTCAGTCAATCGCACAACTCCCGATCCACATTTATCGGAAAAACGGAAAACGCAAAGAGATTGCAACCGACCATCCGCTCTATCCCCTGATTCACGATCAGCCGAATGAATGGATGACCGACTACGAGATGAAGCAGCTCGTTATGGTCCATCTCTGTCTTCGTGGAAATTCTGTATGGCTCAAGACACGCGGGGCCGGGGGACGGATAGCAGAGTTGATACCGATCCATCCTGACCGCGTGCAGGAGATTGTTCAGGACGAGAGATACCGGCTGTTTTACAAGATCAAACGGCCAGATGGCGGGACGGTCGATGTAATTCCTGGCAACAAGTTAATCCATTTTCGAGGTTTATCGACAGACGGCTTTTCCGGCCTCAATCCCATTGCTCAAGCGCGGGAAATGATCGGCCTGGCCATTGCTACCGAGAAGCACGGCGGCAAACTATTCTCTACTGGGGCGAGGTTGGGCGGGATTCTGATACATCCAAAGAGGCTATCGCCTCAAGCGGCTAAATATCTCGAAGAGTCGTTCAACGCTGCATATGCCGGGGTCGAGAACGCCCACAAGACGGCGATCCTCGAAGAGGGCATGGACTGGAAAGGCATTTCCATGACCGCCGAAGACTCGCAATTCCTTGAGACGCGGAAATATCAGCGTTCAGAGATTGCTGGCCTGTTCAGGGTGCCATCGCACATGATCAACGACCTTGAGAAAGCGACATTCTCGAACGTCGAGCACCTTGACCTTGCGTTCGTCAAGCATTCATTGATGCCGTATGCGGTAGGGATTGAAAAGACACTGCGGAAAGACCTGCTAACCGATGACGAAAAACAGAACATCTATTTCAAGTTCAACGCTGCCGGGATGTTGCGGGGCGATATCAAGAGCCGATATGAGGCATACGGCAAGGGCATCCTTGACGGGTGGCTATCTCCGAACGAGGTCAGGGAATGGGAAGACCTCGACCCATACGATGGAGGCGATGAATACCGCAGACCGCTGAATACTGAACCTGCTGGGGGAGAAAATGAGCCTAAAACCGCTGCCTAAAATCCAGTGTAAAGCGCCGGTCGATTCGATCAGGTGGGATACCCCGGCTGATGCCATGACCAGATGGGACGCGAGCATTTCAGCGAGGTCAGACGATACGACCATAACCATCTATGACGCCATCGGATCTGATGGGTGGTCTGACAGCGGGGTTACGGCGAAACGGATATCTGCTGCTCTGCGATCGATTGGAGAGCGAGAAGTAACGGTCTCGATCAACTCTCCGGGCGGCGATTTCTTTGAAGGATTGGCTATCTATAACCTGTTGCGGGAGCATCCCCACAAAGTCACGGTGAAGGTTGTTGGACTTGCGGCTTCAGCGGCTTCAGTCATTGCCATGGCTGGCGACGAGATACAGGTAGCCAAGAGCGGGTTCCTGATGATCCACAACGCCTGGGCATTTGTTGTCGGCAACAAGGAAGATATGTGGGGCGCGGCTGACATCCTCGACGGGTTCGACAAGGCCATGGCCGACCTGTACGCTGCGGCTACAGGGATCGAGGCCAAGAAGATCAGCACGATGATGGACGCAGAGACGTGGATGTCAGGGCAAGACGCGGTTGACCATGGCTTTGCATCCGGTCTGTTATCGGCTGACGAGGTGGTCGAGGGGGGTGGCGATGGGTTTAATGGCCAGAATGCTGCCATTAGGAAGGTAGAGACAATCCTTGCACAGCAGGGAGTGCCGAAAGTTGAACGTAGGAAAATGATCCAGGGGATAAAGGGCACGTCTGGCGCTGCCCACCAGGGCACGTCTGGCGCTGCCCTAGAAACGATAGCAGGAATACAAGTATTAGCCGCAAAAATGGTAACAAGGAGACGATAACCATGGACGCTGAAATAAAAAACACATTGCTTGATCTTGGCAGGGCATTTGACCAGTTCAAGGCAGAAAACGACGCACGACTGAAGGAAATCGAGGTCAAAGGGAACGCCGATCCTCTGCTTGAGGAAAAGGTCAACAAGATCAACGCCGATATCACCGAGAATAAACGACTGGTGAAGGAGCTGGAAATTCTGATCGCCAGGAGTGAACTGGCTGGCGGCGGAACCAGCGAACTCGACAAAGCCAAAGTCGAGCACGCCAAAGCCTTTGAACATTTTTTCCGCAAGGGTGTTGACGCTGGACTGGCAGAACTCCAGGTCAAGGCATCCCTGAAGTCAGGTTCTGATCCTGACGGCGGATACACCGTACCTGAACACATGGAATCGACCATCGACCGGGTTGTCGGCACGGTATCGGCCATGCGCCGTCTGGCCACGGTAATGTCGATCAGCACTGACACTTACAAGAAGCTGGTCAGCCAGGGCGGGGCCACTTCAGGGTGGGTTGGCGAGACCGGAGCAAGGGCAGAGACCACCACTCCACCGCTGAAAGAAATCGCCATCAACACCAAAGAACTGTACGCGATGCCGGCTGCAACGCAGACACTTCTGGACGATTCGGCGGTTGATATCGCTGCATGGCTCGCCAACGAGGTATCGGTCGAGTTCGCAGAGGAAGAGGGAGAGAGCTTCATCCTGGGCAACGGCGTTGAGCAGCCGAAGGGCATCACCGCATACGGCACCGTTGCAAATGCATCGTATGCTTGGGGTTCAATCGGCTACATTGCATCCGGCGCGGCCGCAACCTTTCCCGATGCCGACAAGCTCATCTCTCTTCAGCACGCACTGAAGAGCACATACCGCAACGGCGCTTCCTGGCTGATGTCCGACGCGACCCTTGAGCATTGCCGGAAGTTCAAGGACGGAGACGGTAATTATCTGTGGAGACCTGGTCTTGAGGCCGGCGCACCTTCGACCCTGCTCGGAAAGCCGGTCGAGACCGATGACAACATGCCAGCCATCGGCGCGAACACCTACCCGATAGCCTTTGCCGATTTCCGCAGAGCCTATCTGATCATTGACAGGGTCGGTATTCGGGTTCTGCGTGATCCGTTCACGTCCAAGCCGTACATCCTCTATTACACCACCAAGAGAGTCGGCGGTGGAGTGGTGATGTACGAGGCTATAAAATTTCTAAAAATATCTGTTAGTTAAAGCAATACTGCGCGGATAGGGTAGCTCCCGAAAACAAGGAACCCGACCTTGGTTCCGCGCAAGTATATAATCGGGGTTGTGCGGGGCAACATGAATAGAAAATATAATATTGGTCAAGAATGTGCTGTAAGTGGTTGTCATGGATCTGCACGAAAGAGAGGGTGGTGTGAATTCCATTATGAAAGGTGGAGAAAGCATGGAAGCCCAGAAGCAGGAGGCCCTCGTAGGTTGCCGCCAAATTCACAGAGCGTATGCAGTGTTGATGGTTGCGGGAAAAGGGCGGTTTCTGCTCACTTGTGCGAATCTCACTGGAGAAAGCATTACAAATATGGCGATTGCAATGCTGGATATATTCAGGACGGAAGGTCTAAAGAGTGGCACGTCAATAATTTAGGGTATGTGATGAGGTTCGACCCAAAAAGCCCATATGCTGGGAAAAACAGGATAGTTTATCAGCACCGGCAGGTAATGGGGGAGATCATTGGAAGACCGCTTAAATCACATGAAAGTGTCCACCATATAAATGGGGATAAAACTGATAACAGGCCAGAAAACCTTGAAGTATGGTGTACGTGTCAACCTGCTGGGCAGCGGCCCGAAGACTTAGTGTCATGGGCAAAGGAAATAATCAACACCTACGGCGAAGAAGTAGATCGTCGACCAAAAGAGAACCATAACGAGGTGACAAAATGAAGGATCTCCACAGCAATATCAAGCCGGTTGCGATAATCCATCCGGTTGTCGTGTCGGCTACCGGGAACAGCGGGGATATCGATCTCTCCGGGTTCAATTCTTGCGAAATCATTGTTGACGCCGGAATTGACGCCGGGACCGGACTTGGGGCCAGTCACAATCTGGTCTTTACCCTCACTCATGCCGATGATAACGGTTCAGGCGCTGCCGGGTCGTATGCCAACGTCGCCGCTGCCGATGTCCTGGGTGTGACTCCGTCAAGCGGGGTTGTGCTGACCATCGACTCGGCCGACGAGGATAACACACTGTACCGAATCGGCTATATCGGCGGAAAACGGTTTATCAAGCTGACATGGACCGAGACCGGCACCGTATCAATGCCGATGTCGGTTTCCGTAATCAAGGGCCATCCGCTTGACGGCCCGACCTCCGCTAACTGAGGGGTGATGTAATGACCTATCAAACAGCGATTTACAAAGACGAAGGAGGCGACCGGATGGTGCTTACCTCCGGGGCGGTGGCTGACTTTCAATCCGGGTCAATCCCGGTCGGGGTGTTGCTTAACACCAGACACCGTGTAACCGCCGCCGAAGTGAATGCTGGCCATGAACTTCTCCAGGCATTGTCTGGGTACAAGTATCGGCTGGTAGATGTGACACTGATAGCAATCGGTGGCGCGGCGCAGACGGCAACATCGGTCGATATCGTCGCCACGCAGGGCGCAAGCGCGGTACGTCCGATTGTGGCGGCGGTAGCTGCATTGACGCAGTCGGCGGTGGTAAAGCCGGACTCTGCCAACGTGACGGTACTGGCTGATGGTGCGTCTTTCATCGCCAACGATGCAAACACGGCAATTACGATATCGAAACAGGCTGCCGGGTCGAATCTGGCCACTGCAACCCATATTGATGCAATCCTCTCCTACGTGATCGAGGCCGCATAATATGCCGCTGAGATTGACCGTGCATACTCCGCCGACCGTGGAGCCTATCCACCTGACAGATGCCAAATTGCATCTCAGACTGGCTACTACGGCGGCGGACGCGGCGCTCTACACCGACGAGGATTCTGTATTGTCGGCGCATATCGCTGCGGCTCGGATGGTGGCCGAAATCGAGACATGGAAGGCGCTCGTCTTGCGGACATACGATATCTACCTCGACGAGTGGCCATGCAGTGATATTGACTTACCGATGCCGCCATTGCGGGCCGTAGACTCTATCACTTACACGACGAGCGACGGAGTCGAGCATACGGTGGCCAGTACCGAGTATGTGCTCGACACAGTATCACATCCTGGTCGGCTGGCGCTCGGATACGACAAAGAATGGCCGACCGACGAATTGACCACAACCAACCCGGTCAGGATCAGATATCGGGCCGGGTATGTCGTGCCGTTCACGGTCAATTATACCTCCGATGTGATCACTGCGCTGAACCATCCGTTTTCAGATGGCGATGTGGTCAGGTTGTCGGTATCTGGTGGGGCGCTCCCGGTCGGGCTGAATGTCAATACCGATTATTATGTCCGAGATGCAGCAACCAGCACACTGAAACTGTCAACGACATCGGGCGGGGCGGCGGTTGATATCTCGTCGGCGGGAACAGGACAGTTTTTCCTGGGAGAGATTCCGCCAACAACTACCATCGGCATGAAGTTGGTATTGACCGACCTGTATGAAGAGCGCGGTGATACGGTGTTCACGCGGCAAGGATTAGCGCCGGCGCAACTTCCAAGGGCTGCATCACATCACTTTTCGATGGATTCGGTAAGGGTGCCCTGGTGATTACGTTTCACATCCAGCCGGGAGAACTCAACCGGCAGGTAATTGTCGAGCAGAGAAGCACGACACGCGGGACGATGGGCGAGGAAATCGACTCATGGACCACGTATAAACGAATTTGGAGCAAGGTTCTCCCGATTCGGGGGCAAGAGGCGGCGATAGCCAGGCGGGAAACAGGCAAGCTCGAAACGAAGTTCTGGTTCAGGTATTTCTCCGGGCTGACCTTGAAAATGCGGCTGAACATGGGCGGCAGGTACTTCGATATTGTCAGCATTGCAAATCTTGAAGAACGCGGCCGTTTTTTGGAAGTCACGGCGGTGGAAACGATATGATCAAGGCGAATGTCAGCGTCGGCAACCTGCAAAAAGAATTTGACATCGCGCTCGGAGACATCCTTGACGCGGTTGATCAGAATCTTGAAGTGGTTGCCGATACCATTCACCGAGAGGCGAAAACGACCACCTCTTTTCGTGATCGATCAGGAAGACTGCGGCGATCCATCAACCTGAAGAAATCGAAATACAAAGATGGTGGGTATATCGTTGCCGCAACCGGGCCACATGCACACCTGATTGAGTATGGACATGTTCTGATAGCCTGGGGGCGCGTAACCGGGCGGAGAGTGTCGGCTCGGCCATTCCTTCGGCCAGCGAAAGAGAAAGGCATCCGCAAGGCCATTGAGTTGTTCAAGGCAAAATGAAGACGGTATTCGAGGCACTATACAGCAAACTGTCAGGATCAGCACTGACTGCGGCCATCGGTGGCAGGTGGTATCCGATAGAGGCCCCGGTCGGGTCGACGGTACCGCTGTGTGTTGTCTCGATCATTTCTGAATTTAACGACCACGGATTGCAAATCACGTTCGTTGACACGCTGATCGAGATCAGTGTCGTTGCTGACGATATCACGTCGATGCACACGGTAGCCGAACTGGTCTACACCCTGTTCGACAACTCGACCCTTACCGGCCTTTCAGGGTATGAGCAGGTCGGGCCGATGGATCGAGAGAACGGGCAACCGCTGATCGAGGATGGAGTCTACCGTTACATAATCGAATACCGCTTGATGTTGAAGAAACTATGATAACCGCAGAAGCAATTTTGAAGATACTGATCAGGACGGCAAAGCATTTCATCGGCCTGGCAGAGCAACTACTCAAAGAGAAAAAGTAAATCGTCTTCGCCCTCTCCGCACGGACACGGCAGGACTATCACCATCACGCCATACGGCCTCATGGAGCAACCGCAACCTATGAGGCAAGCAAATGGCAACAGCAATCGTGTGGAAAAACGTTGCGGTTTCGATGCAATCCGCAATCGCCGCAACCAAGACCATCACCGGAATCACCAATGCGTCACCAGCAGTGGCAACCAGTGTCGCGCACGGATACAGCAACGGCGATCTCGTCTTCCTTGAAGTTCAAGGAATGCGACAACTCGATCAGAAGGTGGTCCGGGTGGCAAATATCACCGCAGACACTTTCGAATGCGAGGGGATCGACTCGACCCTGTTCGACACCTTCACTTCCGGCACGGCGGCAAAACTGACAATGGGAACGACCGTCAGTACCGCGACCAATATCTCTGCATCTGGTGGAGATTTCGAGTTTATCGACACGACCACCATTCATGATCCTCAGAAATCGCAGATTCCAGGTCTGCCGAGCGCAATCTCGTTCAGTATGGATCACATTTGGGACGCAGATGATGCCGGCCTCCTGGCAATGAAAGCCGCTTCAGATGTTCAGGCAAAACGGGCATTCAAGTTCCAGTTCGGTAGCGGTGGGCAGATCCTCTATTTCGTCGGCTATGTCGGCTGCACCATGCTCCCTGGCGGACAGGCGCAGGGGCTTGTTACCACAAGCGCAGTTATCACGATGAACGGCACTCCCACCTATTACGCGTCCTGATAGGTGACATAAATGCTGAAACTCAACCCCGAACCGACATTCAAGGCTGATGTCCCGATCACCGTTCCCGGCGAGAAGAAGCCGGCGACGATATCCATCACGTTCCGATACAAGAACCGTAAAGAACTCATCGACTACGTCGAACGGCTCAAGGATCGACCGATGGACGAAGCGCTGGCAGAGATCATAGCCGCGTGGGACGGAATAGACGCCGAATGCAATCAAGAGTCGATTACCGCGTTGACGAACAATTATCAAGCCGCCGGACAGGAAATTTTCTCGGTCTACCGGACTGAGTTGATCGAGAGCCGGGTAAAAAACTAGAAGCCGCTGCCGTCGAGCTGATCGGCGGCGGCGGTAATCCCAACGAATCAGCGGCAAAGCTCGGATTGCCGGTAGAGATTGTTCAGCAAGCCGAGATTTTCAGACACAACGACGAAGGGATTTTCCCTGACAACTGGCAGATAGTCAACCTCTTCACTGACATTATGACGCAGTGGAGAGCAGGGCCAACAGGGGTTATCGGGCTAGATCACAACGTTCTGCCAATGTGGATGAGGGTTCGAAAAATAGGACCGGAAGACGAGGCAGACGTTTTGGAGGGGATCAAGGTCATGGAGCGATCAGCACTCAAGGCACTGCGGGAGCGATAAGTGGCGAAGATACCCGGAATATACGTCGAAATTTCAGGCGACTCGACCCAACTCAGAAAGGATATGGCGGCGGCTCGGCAGATTGTTACCGAGTCTGCCAAGGGCATGTCGAATGCCCTAAACAACGCCATTGATTCAAGATCAATCTCCAAGGGCACGAATACCCTTATTGCCAGCCTCGGCACGCTGTCAAGATCATCCCAGACGGCTGGGCAGACCTTCAAGCAGATCGGGGTTGACCTCGGTAGTCTCCAGAAAATCACCGGCGTAACCGGCACGCAGTTCCAGCAGTTACAGTCAAAAATGATGCAGACCTCCGCTGCAAAAGCGCAGGTCGATTCTCTCCGTAGTATTTCCCGCGCTGCTGGTCTCTCAACGACAGAAATCAAGTCTCTCGGTCGGCAGTTCGGGCTATCGAAAACACAGATTGCCGAAGTCACCAAAGGCACAGACAAGGCCGGTCAGTCCTTCTTGTCGTTCGGCAATGCTGCAAAAACCGCGCTTGCGTTTTTGTCGGCAGGGGCGCTCGTTTCCTGGGGAAAGCAAGTCATTGCCATTGCCGACAACTACACCAACCTCCATTCACGCCTAAAACTCGTAACCTCATCGCAGCAGGAGCTAATATCTGTCGAGGAAGCTCTCTTCGATATGTCCAACAGGACCCGCCAAACCTACGAGAGCACCGCCAATTTGTATACCAAACTCTCAAGGGCAACCAGGGAACTTGGGCTATCGGAAAACGAACGGCTGGCCATCACCGAGAGAGTAAATCAGGCTCTTATTGTCTCGGGGACATCCCAAGAGAACTCGAAAGCTGGTCTCCAGCAGATGACCCAAGCTCTCCAGGGCGGGATAGTTCGTGCTGAAGAGTACAATTCGATGATCGACAACACGCCTCGGATTCTGGAGGCGGTGGCGGCAGGGTGGAAAGAGGGGAGTATTACTCTCGGTCAACTCCGACAGAAGATGCTGGATGGAAAACTGACGGCGAAAGATTTCCTCGACGCATTCGAGCGGGGCGGCGCGGGGGTGCAGGCTGAATTTTCAGAGATGACGGTCACGGTCACTCAGGCCCTAACTGTGCTCGACAATGTTTACAAGGACATCATAGCCGACGCCAACGAAGGATCAGGAGCGACTGAGGGGATATCTCGGTCTATCCTTAGTTTGGCCGATACGATAGACCAAAACCGTGAAGGGATACTCTCGCTGCTGACCGAGATGATCGACCTTGCCGGCCAGGTTGTCGGGGCCTTTGCCAATATCGGACAGTCGATTCAGGGGGCGCGGGCAGTAGCATCAGGAGAATTGTCATTTTTGGAATATGCGACCTCCGACGCCGCCGAGCTGAAACAGGCTCTTGCCGATATCGTTCCTGGCATGAAAGAGGTTGACGCCGAACTCGATAAGCTGGCGTCAAAGCGCAAAGACGTTGCCGAATCATGGGCGTTTACCCCGGCAGCACGCAAGGCCAAAGAGGACGAACTCAAAGCGATAGATGATTCCATTAATGCGCTTGAGATCGAGAAAAACACGCTCGAATCCACGAAAGACAAATACGTCGATACATGGCAGACGGCGAAAAAATCGGTAGAAACGACCACTCCTGTCGTGAAAAAACATTACGGCACGGTCAAAGTAGAATCTGACAAGAGCAAAAAAGAGCACGTCAAGGCTGAGAAGGATAAGACCAAAGCTACCAAGGACGAGGTCGAGAACCGCAACACCTATTACGAGCGGTACGGCATAGCAGAGCGAGCGCAAATCGAGAGTATCAAGGACTCTTGGCAGCTCATGGAAGAGGGCAAGACAGAAGCGGTAGCCCGTGCAAATGACGAGATAGTAGACAGCACTGAAAACACGACCAACGTATTCGTGGACGAGTGGAGCAACGCGATGTCGAGCATTCAATCGTCAATCGCTGACATGATCTACGAGTTTGATTTCAGCATGGATAGCATCCTCGACATTTTCAAGCGAATGCTGGCGGAAATGCTCGCAGCGATCATCATGTCGGGGATCAAAGACGGCCTCATGAACCTGTTCGGCGGATCGGGAGGGTTTCTCGGAGGGCTGTTCGGGTCAGGCACGGGAGGATCCGGCGGCGGTCTCGGCAGTATGTTCGGCGGCGCGAGTGGCCCAGCTACATCTGGTTTGGGGCAGATCGGCGGCGGGTTGGCGCTGGCCGGAGGGGCCTATGGGATGTATTCCGGGGCGCGTAACATCGGGCGCGGCAATACCGGAACGGGCGTTATGCAAGCCGGTCTCGGGGCGGCGAGTGCGTACCAAGGCGCGGTAACATTGGGGCTAATCGAGTCCGGCACGGCTACGGCGCTGGCACAGTCTGCAGCGGCGCAGCTCGGAATCAATGTTGGGTCAACGGTCGGAGCCTCTGGAGCCGGACACGCATCTGTTGCTGCGGCTCAATCATCGCTGCTTTCGTCAGGAGGAAGCGCAGGGGCGGCGACAACGAGCGGGGCCAGCTCATC